TAATAAATGTCACGGCTCACCCAGAGTAACACTTCCATGGAGACATGGTTGGATCAGGTAAACACAATTCTAGATTACGCCTCAGTTTTGTATAAAGATTTGTTTCCTGAGGATATGGGGGTGGGGGTGAAAATAAATACTTTGTTCTAAATGACTAAAGAAGAGATAGATAAGGGAGTGAATGAATGGTTTAGGAAAAATTACCTATACCTGAGAAGAGAGATTAGTAATAATATCTGTAAAGATGGAATGAATGATTATACAGATGATTTACTCCAGTACATGGTACTATGGTTCCTAGAACGTCCAGATGAACAAAAGGAACAAATGTTAAACGATGGAACCATAATGAATTATCTCCTCAGAGGAGCATCAATTCAATTAAAATCCAACACTTCTCCCTTCTACTCTAAGGTTAGAAAATTTAAAATGAGTGCTAGAGAGGGTGATGGATTACCTGAAGGATTAGATGAAAATGATTCATTCGAGAATGATCCATTATACCAGTGTATGATGAGAGAAATAGATAACCTTCACTTCTACTATAGAACATTGATTGAGGATAAGTGGATGAAAGGTTTAACACTTGGTCAGATGAGAGAGAAATACAACATTACCCTCTCCAGCTTATCTAAGGATCTAAAGGTTGCGTACGCCATAATCAGAGAAAAATGTGAATGTGAATTAGAATGAGTATAATTATAACCGCAGTAATTAGTGTTCTTGCCACCTTGTATATACCCAAATGGGTAGCGCGTTATAACGCGTACAAAACGCAAATTAAACACAAACGCCAAACCACACTCCGTGACATCATCAGGGAGGAAATTAGAAATGTATTAATAGAACTTAAAAACGAACAATAATGGGACTCGTATTCAAAACAGAAGAGGAAAGAAATCCAATCAATCACACCCCAGCTCAACCAGTAGATCCGTGTGCTGATATTCAAAAACAATTAGATGAGGTAAATCAATTTATTGACGAGAATAACTTGTTGAAGAATTTTTATTTGTGGCAAGAGCTAAAAGCACAATTGTATGATACGAGTGCTGAAGTAATTGAGGAAGATAAATTATTGGATTAATGGAGATTTTAGGATACTCAGCAATAGCATTACTTACAGCCAAATATTTTGGACCACTAGATCCATTCAGAAATTGGCTTACAGGTAAGCTAGTAAGACTAATGGTTTCTAAAAATTGGGATTGGTTATTTCATTTCATAACCCTAATCACGTGCCCAGTATGTCAAAGTTTTTGGTTAACTTTGGTTTTAACGCACTCACTCCCAACAGCCGCTATAGCGTCCATCTTAACAAAGATAATTGATTTAATCATAGAAAAATTAGATGAGTAAAGACCCAAAATACTTTATCTACCACATTGAAGGTAAAAAGATTGGGGTAACAGATAATCCTAAACGAAGGGCAAAACAATATGGACTGGAGGAATTAAAGATAATTGAAACCGAAACATCAGCTAAACGCGCAGGAGAAAAGGAAATCGAATATCAAAAATTCTATGGCTACCCAGTTGACAAGAAAGCGTACCATAAAGTAAAACGAATGACTAATAAACGAAAGAAAAAATGAGTAATATCGATAATTTAAGTAAAGAAGATATTGTTTGGTTATTGAATGATTATAACCGAATCCGCAACTATGGTAAAGTAAATAGTTGGATTGATTGGCATATTAAGGCACAATCATTATTAAAGGGTAGTGCTCAAAAACCTGATTGTTCTTGTATGTGGGTTGCAGCAGCAAGAGTAGCTAATTCAATGTATGAACAATATGAACAACAACTTAAAGATAGATTAGTTATATTAGAAACCCCAGTTATAGAGAATGATACGACCGGAATTAATACAGGCACTAAGAGCCGAGGCAGAAGAGTACGCAAGGAAGATACTAAAGGATAAAAAGTTTCTTAAACAAGATTTAGCAGCTAAAGAAAACACAGTTAAAAAATTCAAAAAAGCAAAACACATACTACTAAAACAAAGTGATATAGACCATTGTATAAACAATAATATGGACGTAATGTATTTATATGATGAACTACTCTCTAAGTATGGTGGATTGAATGATGCAGATAAACCTAAAAAACAATATTATGTACCAACAGGAGCAAAACGCGGCAGACCAAAACAAGAAGGGTAGAATCGGTAATCTAAAAAGCTACGCCCCAGCATCTAAATCAGATGAATGGGACGAACAAATAAAAACCACTAAATGGTGGGAAATTCAAAATGGAATCGAAAAGTAATAAAATAGAAAACATCAACAATCTACAAGAGTGTGTTGATTATATTTTAGAAAATCGTGCTGGTTGGTCGCATTTCACTAACTGGTATGTGGAGAAATATGGTGCCAATCGTAGGTACGCTAACCGAGTTTGGAATGAAGCGTGGAAAATCATCGTAGATGACTTTGAGGACAGTGTTAAACAATCAGTAACTGAAACGCTGTTAAAACTGGATCAAATCGAGGAAGAAGCCATAGCAGAAAACGACCGCCGTATCTGGTTAGAGGTAGTAAAATACAGAAACAAGATTCGTGGTGGTGAGGTAGAACGCCAAGAAGTAAAAGTTACAGGAGATATAAAATTGAATTGGGGTAATGGAGATAACGCTATTTGACCCTCACCCAGGGCAACTTAATGTTATTAATGGTTTTGCTGATTCACCCCATAAATTTGGGGTTGTTGCTACTGGACGTCAGTATGGTAAGAGTTTGTTAGCTCAAAACCTTATGCTGTATTGGTTATTAGGGAATTCAAACCAGAAAGGTTGTTGGATTTCACCAGTGTATAATCAATGCCGTAAGGTATTTAATGAATTAACAAATGCATCACATCAAATTATTACTAAACAAAATAAGGCAGAGCTTACTATTGAGTTTGTTAACGGCTCCACTCTTACTTTTCTTTCAAGCGAGCGTCCAGACAGCATCCGTGGTTTTAGCTTTAATTATGTTGTTATCGATGAGGCTAGTTTCGTAAGTGAACAAGCTGTAAACGAGGCAATATTACCTACCCTATCAGCTATTGGAAAAAAATGTTTAATCATTTCTACACCAAAAGCAAAAAATTGGTTTTATAACGCATACCTTAGAGGAATCGACCAAGGTACTGATTATGTTTCGTTTCGCGGTATATCCACGGATAACCCGCATATAGATGTAAATTTTATTAACGAACAAAGCAAAACACTCCCTGATAGTATCTTTCGTCAAGAATATCTAGCTGAATTTACTGATTCAGGTAATGACGTATTTGTGGGAGTTGATTTTGTTTGTAATTTGAGAAACTGGGATGTACCAACAAAAAATAAACGATATTATTTCGGAGCAGATATTGGGCTCACTAACGACTACTCTGTCCTCACTATCATCGATGAATCAGGAAGAGTCGCTAAAATTATTAGAATTAACGGACAACTATATGAAGACATTGGAAAAACTTTCGTTACTGAACTCAGACGATTTTCCGTTTCTGGTGGTTATGTTGAATCAAACGGGGTGGGGCGTCCTATGTTTGAACTAATCAAATCTGAGATTAGAACAACACAGGAATTCTATACCACAAACGAAAATAAAGCACAAGGTATTCGTAATTTAATTTACAAAATACAACAAGGTGAACTGGAATTACCCAGTGAGGAATTATTTCCCCACCTAAAACAAGAACTGGAAGCATATTCCTATAAGGTAAATGCTAATGGTTTAATAACATTTAATGCACCCAGTGGTTATCATGACGACTGTGTTATGTCTTTAATGTTAGCAAATGAGGCAAGAGAAAAAATTGCCTTACGTAAATCCGGACTCTATATCGGTGGCCCTAAAATGAATGAGGCCACTAAAGTAAAATGGGGAATGGGAATGTAAACGTGACTCCCTGAAAGAGAGTTGATAACTTTATAATAATGAAAAAATATAATAAGTACGGAGCAGCAAGTAAGAATGCAGTTAAATTTGATTCTGAAATAATAACAGAATATAAAGGACAACAATTACCTGATGATGTCTTAATGATAAGATGTTATAATAAGAAGGATGAATGTCATATTCTATACCAACCCAATTATGAGGAAAAGCAGGTAGGAATAGCCCTAGATCGTACTACCCCATTTAGTGATGCTGTTTTAACCTGGCTTATCAATTCAGGTACTGCTGAAAAAATGATGAAGGAAATTTATCAAATATTGTGGGGACAAAACACAAATAGTATACCTCTCAGTCAACAAGTAGATACACCAATTTATACACTTATTTCAAAGTAAACTTGGTTTCCCTAAATGTGGTGCGTATATTTATATATATGAAAAATACAATTGTCACCACATTCAACGCATTGCGCGATGTTGAAATTATGCTTGAGGTATCTTCATCAATGCATAACCACACTGAAACTCGTAGTTTAATTAGAGAACGAGAAAGGTTGAGAAATGAACTCTCAAACTTGATTTCCCAAAATGAGCTTGGTACATTATACCGTTGATTGATTTGAGATAATAAAAAAACAAGGTCTTCTCCTTACCCACTTGTTTTCCCCCCTATGGTTTAGTGACATTTACGTAGGGGGGTTTTTTCTGGGTTTAAAAGACTATAACCGCACGCGCGAGTATTTATTGACGTATGAAAACAGTAAAAGTAGATATCCCTAACTATTTAACAATTAAGCATTATTTGGGTTTCCAAATGATTACTGATGTTAAAGATGATATTGATTTGGTTATAAACACAGTCTCTATTATGACCGGACAACCCATTGACGAGATTAGACAATGGAATATAGACGATTTAGTAACGGTTTATAAGGCACTAGCTGAGGTACAAATGGAAACTAAACCTGAATTCTATCCAATATTAGAGGTAGAAGGTATATTATATGGTTTCCAGCCAATCTCAAAAATGAATGTTGGTGAACATATGGACCTAGAACGTTTAGCTAAGGACCCTCAGAAAAACATGACTGAGATTATAGCTATACTTTACCGTCCAATTGCAGAACATAAATTAAAATCTATTGAATTTAAGATAAAGTCAAATATTAAGGCGTTAGTGGGAGGTAGTGAACATTTGTTCCCGTACTATACAGTAGAAAAATACGATGCTAATCAACGTAAAATTGATAAAGAGAAAATGTTAGATTTTCCAGCATCAGTAGCATTAGGTGCGATGAGTTTTTTTTTGCTGACAGGAACAACATCCTTAAAAAATTCCCCAACCTCTTTCCACCACGACCTGAAATCGAAGATGACGGAAATGAACAAGAGCGTGAAGCAAGTATTCAAGAACACTACGGATGGTTTTTCACGATATATGAGCTTGCAAACACTCCCGTCTTACAAGTCACAGGAGATAAGTCAATACTCGATTTAAATTTTGTATTTGCTTTAAACTGGTTATCATTATCAATGGATGTAAATAGAGAAAAAGAACGAGCGTTAAAACAACAACAACAAACTTACAAATTAAGATGACAAAAGAACAATTACAAGGAATGTTAGCTGAAGGGTTTAATTTAAACCAAATTGCAGCCATTCATATGATTTCTAGAACTGAATTAGAAAAACTATTGGTTGAAGAACCCGTAGAAAAACCAATTAAAAAAACACCTAAAGTAGATATTGCTCCAATGTTTACTGAAGAAGAAGGACTATGAAAACCTATCAACAAGTAGTAGAAACATTTCAATCAGCATCTAATGCACACTTGGCAATTAATTCATTTGCTGAGGGTGCTCTTGATTACTTGGATGCTTATTCTCAGAATATAAGATACCCATTTATTTTCTTACGCCCAGTAGCATCACCTGGAGTTAACTTAGATGCAAATGGTATTAGCGGTACTCGCTCACTTACATTTGAGATGTATTCAATTGATATTCCCCAATTAAGAAATGCCTCACCACTAAAAATTAAAAGTGATACAGAACAATACATTTATGATTTGATCTCTTACTTTAACTTGGGTTCACAACAACAAACCGAATGGATTACTCTACAGGGTATTCTACCAGTAGATGAAGCATTTGAAGATAGAGCTTATGGTTGGGTTGCTACTATTACCTACAATGATTCTTACATACTTGATTACTGCGCATTCCCATCACTAGCACAAAATGGCTAACGAATTAACTAAAGAACTTGAAATACTAGGAGCGAATATTGTAAATAATATGCGCCGTACCCTTACTACAAAGGGTATTAATGCATCTGGTAGACTATCAGATAGTATTCAGTCTAATGTTGATTCACAACCTAATCAAGTAGATACCTTAGATATCTCAATGGCTAGTTATGGCATTGTAGTTGATGAAGGTAGAGGTCCATCTCGTCAAAAGGGATTTAGTAGCAAAACAACTGGATTCTTTGCTGACCTAAAAAACTGGGTAGGTAAAAAATTAGGTATTAAAGGTAAACAACAATTACCTGTTACTTATGCAATATACAATAAAATTAATAAACGTGGTTATCCACCCAATCCATTTATTGACTCCTCAATTAATACCGCTTTAAAACAAAGACAAGATAAAATTAACGATGCTGCATTCAGAACATTAGTAAATAATACTGATATTGCACTAAGAAAATACTATAAAAAGTAATGGCAATTACAATCCGACAGTCACCAACACAACCTAACATGGCCAATAATAATTTGGTTTATGCGGTTACTTCTAACTCATCATCTGCTCCACAATACCAGTTTGTTGCTGACTTAACCTATTCGGGTTCAGCTACTGTTTTACAACGTATTAAACAACAACCTAACCCAAATAATGCAGGTGTGTTTGATTTAGGAAGTATTATTACTAATTTTTTAGAATCAGATAATAACTGGAAAACAGCTGTATTTGCTACCTCATCAGCAGCATCAAAACGTTTCCAAGTTAAATTTGGTGAACAATATGGTACATCAGCCTCCTCATCAGTTACTTTATATACTGGGGTAGCTGCTGTTTCAGGTTCACCTGCTGTAACTGCTTCATCTTATTTTTATGTAATTAATGGTTTAGTAGATCCAAACGATAAGGTTGATTGGAACTGGCCTTCAGGCTCATATCTTACTTCATCAGTAACCCCAACAGGTGGTGGTGCTGGTTTTTCGCGTCAATACGCGCTTACTAACGCACCACTATCTCAAAGCATACAGGATGGTGAATACGCAACTATCTCAATTTTAAACGGTAATTTTACTAATAGTGATACTACAGCTCAAGACATTTACTACTATGAAGTTAATGTCTATAACTCAGCAGGTACAAACATTCAAAATATAAGTAAATTTAATATTGCCTCAAATGGTGGGGGACCTAGAACTAATAATACACAAGAATGGGATGCTTCAGGAGTTTATAATGGTCAAACAGCAGGAACACAATTACTAACTGTTGGAGTAGGTCCTGCTAACTTAGCGGCTGCTGGAAATTCATTAACCTCATCTTGGGCTTATTACGATGTTATTTTACGCCCTCAAGAATCAGCTGGTATAGAAGACAATACAGCATATTATGCTAAAATAAGATTTACCAAACAAGGAGCACAATGCGGATACGATGGTGTTCGATTTGCTTGGAAAAATGAATTTGGTGTTTGGGATTATTACACATTCACTTTACAGACAGATAAAGCATTTTCAATTGAACGTGCCTCATACGAACAAACGTTCGTACCTTTTAGTTCAGATTATCCCGTTCCCTATAGTAAGGAAAGACGTGGTACTGTAAATTACTACAACCAACCAATACAAACACAAGTTGCTAATTCAAACTGGCTAACACAAGATGAGGCTGATTGGCTTAGAGAATTATTCTTCTCAGCTAATGTATTTTACCAGGATGGTATTAATTTCTACCCCGCTGTAATTACATCAGTTGATTTGACTGAAAAAACAAATCCACGTACTCAAAGAAACTTCCAATACGCGATCCAATTCCAGGTAGCTAACCAAATTAATCCAAGAATATGAGTGTAATTTTACGTTGTACAAATGATGAAGGAATAGTACAGGATATTCAGGTACAAGATCAAATCGATCTTCGCCTGGATATCTCAGCTATTGAGAATACTACAATTGGAGATGTTTACGGTATTTCATCACAAGATTTTTCCCTAGTAGGAACTAATGATGTAAACGCATTTTTTGGTAACGTATGGAATTTAGGGGCTAGTGTTAACATTGCCCTCCAAAATTCAATTGCGTGTCAGGTATTACTTAATGGTGCTGAGGTATTCAAAGGTAAATTGTACATCAAAAACGTAATTACTGATTCTGAGGGATATAACTCGATCTATAACGTAATTGTAGTAAACGAAACAGTTGATTTTAAGTTTGAAATACAAGACTTATACATTAACCAATTAGATTTATCTCAGTACAATCACGATTTTACATTCGCTAATATTTCCCAATCTTGGGGTGGTGGTTTACTTAATGGTGATATTGTTTATCCATTTGTAAACTACGGTAAACCTGAAGGTGACGCGGATGCTCCTGATTATGCATTTGCTGCTTACAACTCATCAGGTTCAAATACAATTGATAACTACGATTCACCACTTCGCTTAATAGATTTTAAGCCAGCAATTCGCGCTAAATCCGTGGTTGATGCAATTTTCTCTGGTAGTTCATACGATTACACGTCTTCATTCTTTAATAGCGATTACTTCGAGAATTTATTTGTATTAGCAACTCCAAATGATCAGTTAGGACCTAATAACACTTCTCCTGTATCGCAATCTGCTTGGGCTTACAATGCCTCTGGTTCACAAGCATTAGCTGCAAACACTCAAGCATTAGTAGAATTTGATGCTGAAATAATTGATAACGCTAATAACTTTGATTTAACAACTGAGCGTTACACAGCAGATACTACAGGCAACTATCAATACCAAATTAGTATAAATTATTCTATTGGTAACTGGGCACCTTCAACTACAGATAAAGTAACTATTATTTTAAGAAAAAATGGTGGTTCAATTATTGATAGTCAGCAATACTTTAACCCACCTTCTCTTGGTGTCGCATTTTTACAAAATTCAGTTTCATTAACTCCAGGTGATTACTTAGAGGTAGAAATAGCTTTTAGTAGTAATAATGGTACTAGATTCTTAACTATTCTAAATAGTCAAGGTCAACCTTCATACTACCCTCCAGGTAACATTACTTACTTCCAAATTAAAGGCCCTGCTTCATTACTAGGTGGTACAGTTGAAATAGCTGAACAATTCCCTGATGATTTAAAGGCATTAGATTTTCTACAGGGTTTAATTGAGAAATTTAACCTAGTAGTTGAACCAGTTCCTAATAGTAGAAACCTAATTAGAATTGAACCATACCAAGATTGGATTGATGCTGGTGTTCAAAAAGACTGGACTAATAAAATAGACAGAGATACCAAATACGAGATTACTCACCCAATTCTAGAACAACCTCGTACTATTGTTTTCAGTGATGAAGACGATACTGATATTCTAAACGAATACAATTTAGAGAATAAAGGTAAAACATTTGGTAGTTACACCTTTGTTTCAGATAGTGATTTAGCTGAAGGTGAAAAACGAGTAGGTAAAGTATTTGCTGCTACTCCTGTTACAGGTATTCCTAATGGTAGACCATTTGTTATACCTCACCTTTGTTCAGTTACTGATAACAGAGAATTTAGACCAATTCAATTCAAACCACGTTTATTATACAACAATGGTTTACAAGAAGTACCTCAAAACGCATTAGGTATTCAAACAGGCTCAATTGATAGAGGTACAATCTACATTAGAGACGAGAATACAACTATTCAACCTGTAACAGTTTGGAATCAAATGTCTACGTTAACTGCTATTCCAGTTAATTATGATACAGGACAAGACTTACATTTTAATAATGATCAGTACACTCCGTTCTTCCAAGCATCAGCAAACGGAAAAGTAAAAGCAGATGCATACAGAACATATTGGGCAACTTACATTAACTCACTTTACGATATTGACGCTCGTAAATTAACTTGTAATGTATACTTAAAACCAACTGAAATTCAAAATATTGCCTTAAATGATAAAATCTTTATCGATGGTCAATATTACCGCATTAACAGAATTAATGGTGCTAACTTAACTCGTCGAGATACAGTTGAGGTAGAATTGATTAAAATTATTGCTCAGCAATTAAAATTCCCTCGTAGACGAGTTGGTACATCCAACATTGCTTTAGATTATAACTCCTTATCAATTGATGGTACAGGACGTTACATTAATACTGATACTGGAGGTACAGTAAGTGATTACCAACAGGTAAGACAAGTAGCAGCTAAAGACTACATGCAAATCTACAATTCAGCAGGTACAGCATCTGTTGTATGGGATTATCAAGTACCAGTTGATGCTACAAACCAATTTGATCAAACTATCTTAGGTACAAACCAAGTAGATGTTGGTGCCTCTAAAGTAAGTACTTTGGGTAACAATAACCAAGTTAAAGCAGGTACTGAAACATCATTTATTGTTGGTAGTCAAAACTTTGTAGGTGAAAATACCTCAAACGTAACTATTTTAGGACAAGGACACATTGTAGATGAACAAGCCCAAAACGCACAAATATTAGGTGGTTTATCTAACTCAATCTCGGGTTCAAGCCAATCTAGTATTATTGGAAGTATCGGTTCTACAATTATTAATAGCGACAATTCTGTATCAATCAATGGAGAAAGCGATACAATAAGAGACAGCGATTTTACAACGGCTATAAACAGCCATACTAATGAAGTAATTGTAAATGGTAGTGGTCACGTAGTAATTGGCCTTAATTTAGAAGGTGGTGGTTTAGATTTACTTAACACTAGAAATAATTCAAACTGGTTGGGTGACACCTATATGGGTGAGGCTATTTTTAGAGAACGCCGTCAACTAGAATGTGGTGATAGTGTTGCTTTTGATTTATCAGATACACAATACAGACACGATAACCTATATCTTTTAAACTGGAGTGGTTTATCACCAGGTAATACTACAATTGATTTACCAAACGCGGTAAACAATGATTACGAGAAAGTAGTATTACAATTCCAAGCCAATGGTACTTTTGACGATACTACAGATGTGGTTTTTGTACCATTTGGAGCTCAAACAATTAATGGTGCCCCATCTTATACAATTAATGGTGCTTACACTGGTATAACATTTACCACTTCAGGTTCTGGATGGGTAATTTTATCAGGTGAAGTAGGTGGTCCTCAATCATCTTACTTATCAGCTTATAACTCTAGTAGTATAACTCCTACTATAAATGTATCAGCTTCAGTAGCTTTACCTAATATTGATCTAGCACAAAATATCTCTGTTGTATCTGGTTCTCGTATTACATTTGATAATGCTGGAGTATACGATATTCAATTTAGTGCCCAAACAGTAAAAACATCAGGTACAAATACTCAAGTATTAATTTGGATTAAGAAAAATGGAGTTGATGTTCCTTGGACTAATACCGAATACATTGTTCCTGGTAATGCAAACGATGAGATAGTATTAGCTTGGAACTGGTATGTTGAAGCCCAATCAGGTGATTATTATGAAATTGCATATGTTGCGGATCAAAGTAACTTAACATTCCAAGCAAAAACAGGCGTTACAGGACCAGATATCCCTTCTTGGATTGTAACTGTAGGTTCAATTGGTGGAGGTAGTACTTTTATTTCTGGTAGTGGAGGTGATCCTGATGCTTTATACACTGCATCATTCAGTAATCCTAATTTAACATTTACCAAAGGTAATGGTACTTCATTTAACGTTAACTTATCTACTTTAGTACCTAATACTGCATCTTACGCTTTACAAGCAGGAACTTCAGGATATGCTTCAACAGCAGGATACGCTGGTACTTCTGGATTTGCAGTAAGTGCATCATTTGCTACAAGTGCTTCTTATGCTAGACAAGCTGGTACTGCAGGTTACGCTGCTACAGCTGGTACAGCAGGATTCGCAGTAAGTGCTTCATGGGCTGATCAAGCAGGAACTGCAGGATTCGCTACAAGTGCCTCTTATGCTTCACAAGCAGGAACTGCAGGATTTGCTATTAGTGCTTCATTTGCTACAAGCGCTTCATTTACTGTAAGTTCATCTTATGCAGCACAAGCAGGTACAGCTGGGTTTGCAGTATCAGCTTCACAAGCTCAAAATGCAGTAAGTGCATCATATGCTTTACAAGCAGGTACTTCTGGATTTGCAGTTAGTGCCTCATTCGCTACTAGTGCCTCTTATGCTGTAAGTGCTTCACAAGCAATAAGTGCTTCATTCGCTACAACAGCCTCATACGCAATTAGTAGTTCAGCTGATAATTTAACATTACAACAGGTAACTACAAACGGAAATACAACTACTAGACCAATCTTTATTTACGACAAATTAAATGTTGGTCCAAGTGGTAGTACAAATACAGGTACAGGTAGCTTAGTAGTTGGTACAAATAACTCAAACAATGGTAGTAATTACAGTATTGTAGTTGGTAGAGATAATACACTATTAACCTCAGGTACAGGTCAAAGCAATATCATTTTAGGTGAATCAAATGCCATAGGAAGTGGTTTAAGAAATACTGTTATTGGCGGTGCAGCTAATGTAATTAACCAAGCAAGTACAGGATATGCCTCTATTTTTGGGGGTAATGGTAATACTTTAGGATCAACTGGTGATGCTGAAGGCTCTACTATGTTAGGGGGCCTTGGTAACTTTGGAGAAGGTTACTATAATGAACTTATAGGTGGCAGTAGTAACGTAATAAATGTAGGATTAGGTGGTGCTTCTCAAACAGTATTTAATGGAATTTACGGAGGTACTAACCAAATTATAGGTGATACTCAAACTGATCCAACAATTGCTTATATTTTTGGTGGTATACAAAATCAAAACCAAAGTCAATTTGCTACAATAGTTGGAGGTAATGGAAATACTATAGCTGCAGGTTCAACTGATTCTGTAATAGTAGGTGGTACTGGAAATAGTTCTAATGCTGCTCTTTATTCTGTAATTTTAGGGGGTTCATTTAACCAAATAGATCAAGCATCTCTTTCAAGTATATTAGCTTCAAATAGTAGTTTAATTCGTCCTAATTGTGCTCAAGGTGTTATAATAGGGGGCTCAATAAATCAAATTAGTGGTAGTGCTAATGATGCTGCCGTAGTTGGTGGAATTTTAAATAAATCATCTCACAACAATAGCGTAGTAGTAGGTGGTAATAACTTATCTACAACTAAAGCTAATGAAGTAGTAGTACCACACCTTAACGTATCAGGTTCAGTAACAGTAAGAGCAAATGAGGTATTAACATTAACCCCAGTAGCTACATTACCAACAGGTGTACCAACAGGTTCATTTGCTGTATCAGGTAGTACTCCTCCAAAACCATACTTCTATGATGGTACAACTTGGAATGCATTATACTAATCTAAAAGACTATACCCTCATAACAAGTATTTATTAATATGGCATCATCAGAAAGAGTAAGACGTAGTATAGAATTCCAGTATGGAGTTAATGCTGAGGATTTAATTAAAGGTACCCAGGTAGCAGAAAATAGTGTTGCTGGATTACAAGCTAAATTAGAAAAATTAAAAGCAGAATTTGAAGGAACTGAAATTGGTAGTGCTGAATTTAATAGGTTAGGTAACGAAATTCAACAAACCTCTTCTAAATTAAAGACGTTAGACGAACGTTTTGAGGGATTAGGTATTGAACAGAAAAATGCTATGATTGTTGATTCATTCAACGTTGTAGTAGGTGCTGTAGGTGCTGTAACAGGTGCCCTAGTTGCATTTGGTGTTGAATCTAAGGTATTAGAAGGTGTAGAAAAACGTTTGTTAGGTATTATTACTGTAGTATCTTCATTACGTGAGGTATCTAATGGTTTAGCAGCATTTAGTAAAACTTGGCCTTTATTGACAGCAAATATTACTAAAGCAACTGCTGCATTACGTGCATTTGCCTTAGCAAATCCATTTACTGCTATTGCTGCTGGTATTGCTACTGTTGTAGCTGCTACTTATGCCTTAATTAAAGCAAACGAAGAAGGTAAAAAATCAGTTGAAGAATTAGCAAAAGAATTTGATGATTATAATGAAATTAATCAACGTAGAGCAACTAATAGAGAAAAAGATTTAGAATTAGATATTGAAAAAGCTAGACTTCAACAAGGTGAAATTGCAGCTGCTGAAAAGGCATTGCAATTAGCTAAAGATAAACTAGAACAAGACAAAATTGATTTATTAGTATTTCAGGCTCGCCAAGAAGATACAGATACCGCTGGTGAAACTGCTTTAGTTACATTAAATGAGCAAATCGCCCAACAAGAAAAATTACTAGCTTTATCTGAGGATGAAAGATTTATCTATACTTCAGTTTGGGAAAGACGAGAAGAATTTAGAGAAAATTTAAAAAAATTATACGTTGAACGTGAAAAATTCCTACAACGTGAAGTTGATATTAATCAAAATATTAAAAAGTCTCAAAACGAAGTTATTGCAGCTGAAGAAGCATTAAATAAAGCAAGAGAAGACGCTAGAAAAAAACGTGAAGATGACGCTCGTAAAGCCAAAGAAAAAGCAGATAAAGAAGCAGAAGACTTAGCTAAACGAGCAGTTAAACAATTAGAAGATCAACGTCAAGCAACTGATGATTTAATTAATCTATACACAGAATTATACCCAGAAAAGGTAACAGGTGGTCAACTTGAATTTAATACTGAATTAGATAAAACTAATTTTGAATTAGCTCAACAATTAGAAATTTTATACCTACTCCAATCAAATTGGGGTAATTTAACTACTCAATTACGTGAAACACAAGATGAGTATGATGAATTACTTAATTCAGGTGAAAAATTCTTTAGTCAAGAACAATTAAATATTATTAAGCGTTTACGTGAAGGTGAAAAAACAGTACTTCAAACAAGATTAGAGGGTTTAGAAGACACTTATTTACAAGAATTAGCATTATTTGCTGATAATGAGGAATATAAAACCCAATTAACTCAGGAATACGAACAAAATAGAGCTAAAATTAGAGCACAATATGCTGTTGAAACAGCTCAAAATTTATTAGGAATTACTTCTCAGTTTTTTAATACAATTGCTGATATTAACCAACAATCACTTGAATTACAATTATTACAAGCTGCTGGTAATCAGGCCGCAATTGATAAAATTAATCAGGATGCTCTTGAAAAACAAAAGAAATTACGTATTGCTCAAACATTAATTACCACAGCAGAATCTATTCTAAACGGATTCAATGCTACCTCTACCCTACCTCCTCCATTTAACTTTATTGCAGGTACTGCTTTAGCTGCTGCTTACACAGCATTAGGAGCTAAAACAATTCAAACAATTTCTGCTACAACATTAGAAGGGGGTAGTAGTGGAGGAGGATTTAATAATATTCCTTCTGGTGGAAGTGGATTTAGTTTACCAGGTGGTGGTGGTATTTCAACTGCTCCTTCATTAGGTGCTATCTTACCAGGTGTAGGAGGAGGTAGAGTTGCTACAGCTCCTACTATTGGAACAGTAGAACAAGAACCAATTCGTGCTTACGTTTTAGCAGGAGATGTTACAAACGGAGTTCAAGCAAATATTGCCCTAAATAACCGTCGTCGTTTAGCGGGTTAAACCATAATATGTATTGACATATGAAAATTGTACAATTAGAACTTTTAGAGGATTCTATCCTATCAGGAATTGATGCTATGGCATTGGTTGAAAAACCAGCTATTGAAGATGGATTCTTTGCTTTCGCAGCAGAAAAATTTGCTGAAACCTACTCTGATTACCCAGAGGCAGCAGTTGAAGCAGCCAAACAAGGTATCAAACGTAACGAAGAAACCGGTAATAAATGCGCTACACAAGTAGGTAAAGTTAGAGCACAACAACTCGCCAACCGCGAAGCGGTATCACTTGATACCGTAAGAAGAATGCGAGCTTTCCTAATAAGACAAAAAGACAACTATGAACTCGCTCGAGATAGACGTGATTACAATGCTTGCGGGTACATCTCTTATTTACTTTGGGGTGGGCCTGCTGCTTTACCTTGGACAGAAAAGATATTACGCCAAGCAGGAGAAGAATTTGTTAAAGACGAATTTGAAGGATTAGAGGATGCTTGCCAAACAGGCTACGTAGCTTACGGATTAAAACGTAAACGTGGTAGATTAGTTCCTAATTGTGTACCAAAACAAAATTTTGCTAATTTAGTAGTTGAAGATATTATTAAACTTGAACTACAAAAAATGGGTGCCCTCACATTAGAGGAAATGAACATTGATGTTGCCTCATTACCTGATTATTCTAATGAACTAAGTGGTTCAATTGAGGTAAATGAGGGTGCATCTTATGGATTTGCTGCTGTTGAAGACCAACAAATGTTAGTAGGTCCTGCAATGGTACCTGGTAAATTAATTCCACGTAAAGACGAAGACGGAGATGTATATTACGTTTACTTTACTAAGGATACAATTAAAAAATTAGCTTACAAGGCAATGAAAGATAAAATCATTGACCGCGTAAACATCGAACATAATTCAGGTGAACTCGTTGATGACGTTTACCTAGTAGAAAGCTGGATTGTAGAAGATCCTAAAACAGATAAAGCTAGAATGTATGGTCTAAACCCAGTAGAAGGTACTTGGATGACAATGTATAAAGTTGATAATCTAGGTGTTTGGGAAGGCTACGTTAAACCAGGATTAGTTAAAGGCTTCTCTATTGAGGGCTATTTCGCAGAACAAGTAATAAAACAATAATTATGCCAATTGATAGAATGCCAGGCGAAGGTAGAGACGAGTTTTTATCTCGTTGTATTTCCACAGAAGTAGCCGCAGGTAAACCACAAGACCAAGCAAGTGCAATTTGTTACACTAAGCTTAAGCAAGTAAATATGGCGGAGGAAGCTCCTGCTATATCACCGGAAGAAATTGAAGAATGTCTTTTATCTTTGAGAGGCCAAAACCCATCTTATGTTGGGGCAGGTGCCTTGAAAATTTGTATTGACAGATTAACCATTGCCAAAAAAGCACAGGGTTAATACTTTCGATTTATCCAACAAACATGTATATGTATTGTATATGTTAATGAACATTAACCTTAATAATTAATAATCCTATGACAGCAAACGAATTAAAAGCACTTGTCAAGGAATACTTTAACCTTACCGAAGTTAAGTTTGGTGAACTCTATGACGAGAACAAAGCATTCAAAGTAGTATTTGAAGGCGATCAACTCGAATTGGGTATGCCAGTAAAAGTAGTAACCACTGAAGGCCAGGAAATGGACGCTCCAGATGGTTACCACAAGCTTGAGGGTGGTATTGTTATCAAAACTGAAGGATCTAAAGTTGTAGAGCTTACTAAAGCTGATATGATGGAGGATGTAGAAGAAATGCCCGAAGAAGAAGTTGAAACTCTTGACGGTGGCAAAGTAATCGAAGACGTTAAGATGGCAGAAGTTAAAGTACCTGTAGAACAATTCCCTGTAATCGTACAGAGAGGTGCTGAATACGAAAAACCAATGAAGCAGCAAATGGAAACTGAAGAAGGCGCTATGGACGAAAAGTCTATCGTTGAAGCAGTAGCCAAAGCAGTAGCAGAGGAACTCGTAGAAATGAAAAAAGAAATGGCCGCTATGAAGGAGAAGATGGAGAAAATGTCCGCTGAACCTGCTGCCGAAAAAACCCTTCCTAGCAAGAAATTTGCTTTGGAAACAAATGTAGCAACTCCTTTGAATAGCGATCGCTACGAAATGATGAAATCATTAATGAAAACCAAAAAATCTAAATAAACATGAGCTTAAACGTATCAGCCCTAGCGGATTTTAACAACCAGATTGCTGGTGAGTTAGTCCTTAAAATGGTATACGGTGGTAGCACTATCGAGTACGTAACCGTACAAGAAGGTGTTAAATACCAAGAGCCAATCAACCTCTTCGAAGTATCTCTCTACATTCAGAATGGTACTTGTGTTAGCAGCGCTTCTGGTTCAGCCACCTTTACTCAACGTAACATCACAGTATGTCCACGTACCTCTTTCGACGCTATCTGTTTGAAAGATCTCGACAAAAAGTATCTTGGTATCTCATCTTTGGACCGCGGTTCATACAACGAGACTTGGGCACTTGCTAACGCTTACTCTGAGTTATTGGTTAACCAATTCCAGAAAGCTAACGACCAATTCCTTTGGTTACAACAGTCTGGTTCAGCCTCTACTTACGGCGGAACTTGCGACACTAACGGCCTTAAGTACATCATCACCGGTTCAACTTCAGGTGTTGTAGTTCCTGCCGGTTTCACTGGTTCTTTCGCTACTAACACTCTTACTAAGATGGATGCCGCTATTGCTGGTCTTTCTTCTGACGTAGCTGACCGTGACGACCTTACCTTCTTCATGAGCGTAGCTAACTTCCGTACTTACGTAGCTGCTCTTCGCTCTGCTAACAACTTCTACTTCGATCCTTCTAGCATCACTAACCGTGGTGGTATCTTGGAAATGGCTTACCCATTCCAGCCAGGTATTAA